GGTTTTTTATCCCTCATAGCAATTCTTTTTGCTTTAAGACATTGGCTTAATGATGGTTGAATACGATGTTCCTTAATTTCGTGATCCCAAATTAATAAAAGTGCAAAAACTGTTTCAATCATTAGTGAGTACCATTCGCCTTTCTTAAACCATCTTTTAATTTTTCTACATCATTTAAAAGTTTTTCAACTTGTTTTTGTATAAATTCAATATTAACTTTATTGTGCATGCCACCTTCTAGCTGTTGAGTATGTTTTTCTATTTGACCTGCCATGTGTTCAATTAACATAAATTGTTCGCTATCTGCTGGAAGCGATCCTAATTCTCCAAGCGGCCACTTTATTCTAAATTCAGTATTCTTTTCTAAATCACTACTCATAAGTTTGTAGTTAGTTTCAATATTATTAAGTCTTTCAATGATTCCAAAATATGCCCACACCCCTATTGCTACAGCACCTATTATACTTATCAGATTCTTTACTGGCATATCAACAGATGTATTTTCATTTACTTTCATTAGAATGCCTCACATACATCAAATTCATAATTATATTTATCCATCAAACCTAAACTGTATTGCTGAACATTGCCTGTTAAATAAACTGTAAAAGGAACATCATCATAAGTAACTGTAGAATCATTTGCCAATGCCTCTATGAGAGGAGGTTCTATGGTTACAGTTGCCGCATTACTGGATGGAGTAACATCGGCAACAACCATGTAAACTTTTGTATGACTTGCAAATTTTAAAAAATCTCCAGCTTTAAGTGAACCAGCAGTGTCAGCGTTAAATCCATCAATCGCTATTGTAGTATCTCCAGCACTATGAGAACCATTAACTGATATTGTTGTAGTTTCAGAACCTAGCGCATCTGATATTGTTGGAGGTATAACTGTAAATGTTTCTTTTTGTCCTCTTTGTTTAGTTATAAAAGCAAGTATAGGTGCAAATTCTGCTCTAGTTAAGTTTTTATAACTACAAGTAAATTTCCATCTTTGATTATCAATTTTTCTAGCAAATCTTCTTCCACTATCAGATATTGAAATTAAAGTATTACTTTCATCTTTAAAATTCATAGCATTAAAAACTGGAGATGTAGGTAATTGTCCACTCATTAAATTAAATTACTCTTTCCTTGTTGGTTGACTGCACTATTAATCATTCCAACAATCATGGCTCTTTCATTAGATAGTAGTTGTTGGAACCCAGTAGTATCAACAGCATTTATATTAAAATTCACATTAACTGTTCTACCATCTTGATTAGGTAAGATGTACCCTGATTGCCCAGGCACAAACATTTCAGGACCTCTTTCTCCAACTCTATATGCTTTCTCTGCTGAAACTGGACCACCCTCTGCTTTACCACTATAAGTAGTTGCACGAATAGCTGAAACTTTTGCATAACCCATTGCCAAGCTACTTGCCGCTAAAGCAAAATTAAGAGGAGGTTTATAACCACTATTTAATGCTTTGTTAAATGAACCAATCGCATCTATGATTGCTTCAGAAATTTTCCACGCTTTGAATGCGTTAAATGCCTTTTTAGATGAGGTACTTAAAATAGCCAAAGTATCTTCATAATTTTTTTTTAATAATGTTCTGCCACTATCTTGTAATTCTTTATCTCTTTTAGCTTCTTCTTTCTTTAGTCTGTGTATTCTTCTAAACTTTTCTATTTCTAATCTTATAAGTTCTTCATCTCTTTCTTTTGCTCTTTTTATGGCATCTTCTGCCGCTTTTATATCCCATGCTCTTTGTATCTCGAGCAATCTTTCTGTACTAAATATTTCAATACCATCTTCTGTATCTTCTTTTAACCCTTGTACTTCTCCTCTTAATTTTCTTATTTGTTCAGTTAGATAAACTATTGTTGCCGCTAAAACTGTTGCTGAACCAAAAATAATATTTTTTTTTGTTGTTTTATTAAGAGCTAACATTGCCACTCTTGTTCCCCATATAGCTTTAGTTACACCTCCAATCGCTATTGCTACTTCTCCTAAAAATATGAGAAATTTAGCCGCTAAAAGAGTTTTTATTATAAACCAAAATTTATCTGCTTCTTCAACTAAAAATACAAATGCTCTAGCTGTTTTTTCTACTCCAACAGCTAAACCTCTACCAAATCTTTCTGCTAAATTAGATACTTTTTCTTGGTGTTTATCAAGAAATTCATTTAAGTTTCCAAATTTCTTTTTTAATGTTTCAAAAAAAGCTGACTCAACAGTTTCCATCTGAAACTTAAACCATTTATCCCCTAACATTGATAATGTTCCAGTAAAGGTATTTGCCATCTCGTTGGCTGCTTGCCCAAATGCTCCACCTTCTCCAAACAATTCAAAAAATCTTGCTTTGGTTTCTTCTATGGTAACTTTAGCACCAGCTTGAAATCCCATTAAAGCACGAACACCTCTATCTCTAAATAAGTCTGCCGCACCTATACCAGCACCAAATGACCTTTGTATTTGTTCTGCTGTAGTTCTAAAATCTAGACCAGTAACTGCCGCAACATTACCAGTAATCTCCAACATCTTTGCAAGTTCGTCTGCGTCTTTAGTTACAACAGCAAGGTTTCCAGAACCTTGTGCAATTTGTTCTAGAGAGAAAGGTACTTTTGCCGCAAACTTTGTTAATTCTCCAAATGCTTTTTGACCCTCTTTTGTTGTCTTAAATAAAAATTTAAATCTTAATTGTAAGTTCTCAACATCTGTTGCTGTTTTGATAAATGATTTAGCAACCATTCCAGCACCTAGACCTAATAAAGCACCTTTAACTGAAAATATAGATTTTTTAATACTATTAAGACTTCCTCTAATTCTAGAAAATGCTTGTTTAGTTCTATCCTTTGCGTCTATATCAAATCGTAATTTATTTCTTGCCATGTTTCATTGCACTTAATTTTTGTTGTTTTTCTTCCAGTTTTAGATATGCCATCCAATATTGAAATTCGTCCATAGTCATACTCATAACCTCATTAATGGTAATTTTCAACCTATCTGCCAAATAGAATGCGTTGTGGATTTCGTTGTCTTTAGATAATTTTTTTTTCGACGCTATATGCGTCTTTGAAGTACAGTATTTCTGTGGCTATGGCTGACACTACATCAGGGTCAACCTTATTCATTAAGCGATCTCTGTCATCAGGTGTAAAAACTTTTTTACCATCTTTATCTTCTGCTTTTAAAATTAATGCGTCTACCATCATAGTAGAAACATCTTCATGTTTTGCACCAAGATTGCGATAAAGTTTTCTTTTTTCTGAAAGTGTTAAAGGTTTAGAATAAATAGTAATATTCCATTCAGGAACATCTATTTGTTTTCTTTTAATTGAACTGAATTGTTCTTCTGCGTGATCTAAAATAGAGATTGGTTTTTTAACTTCGTCAGACATAATTGACTTCTACCCCATAGGAGTAGAAATGTCAATTATACTGTTCCTCTAGTTAATGCACCAGTTAAAGTAGCATCAAAAGTTGCTTCAATTATTCCATCAGTAGGAATAGAAACTGAATTACCAGTTACTATCCATGTTCCACCATAGTAATAATCGCTAGAGTCTGCACCTTCGGGATAAAGAGTCATTGTAACTTGTTGACCCTCTGCAATCGCAATCTGACCATTTGTGTCAGTTTCATCCCAAAAACATTCAATACTAGCAGTAGCACCTTTTTTTCCTACTTGGTATGTTTTAGCAGTATCAGTTAAAGCTGTATCTTCTAATAACTCTGCTGAAGTGTTAAGTGTAAAACTTCTCACTTCTGCAACAGTATTAGTTCCAACTTTGACTATACCACTTGAACCAGTATGATTTGCCATTATTTATTATCCTTGTTTTTTTTCATATTGTTTATGATAGGTTTCTTAATATCAACCTCATCAACTTTTGTGTAGCCCATTTTCAAAAAATATTCAACCATATCTTTTGATGTTTCTACAACATCGCCTTTTGGTGTTTTTAATTTAACTCTATTACTTGCCATAATTATATCCCAGTTTGTACTGCGTTCTCTTTAGTAGCATAAGAGATTGCGTAAGTAAACCTAGCCAATCCTGTTTTTTGACTGCCACTATCAAACTCATATTCTGTACTTACTAATTTAGTATCGTTTGCATGTCCACCCCTAGTTACATCAGAACACATTGCTTCTTCAACTTCTTCTGCAATCGTATCTAAAGTATCATCTAAATTAGCTGTGCCTCTACAATGAGCTTCTATTATTACATTTAAAGTTCTTATCACGCTCCTAGTTCCAGCACCCAAACTATATTGGTCTACTGTTTCGTCATTCGTATAAACTATTAATGCCGGAAGATTACCAGTTTCTAAAGGAAAATATCTTGTTTCATAAACATTAGAACCAGTTGTAGATAAACTTGTTACTGTTGTTACTATTTGTTCTCTGATTGTTTTTCTTATATGTGCCATTATGTTGATAAATGTAAAACTGTCATTCCAGTTCCATCAGGTTCTATTTTTTTAATTTTATAAGTTGTACTATTAACATTTAAAGTGTCATCAAAAACTGCACTTGAAACATCACTTGTCAGGCAATGAAATTTTGGTACATCTTCAATAATACCCACTTCGGAATCTCCAATAATTTCTTGTTGGTCTTTATCAAAAATCCCTTTTATTGTAGATGAAGTTCCAGCACTTACATCTGTTAAAGTTGCTGATGAACCAAAATCATCTGTGTCAAAAAATATTGCTCGTTCTGTATCAGATTCTACTGCCATATAATAACCTTGTTAATGTTCCCCATAACTTTTTGTTTTGTTTAAAAACTTTTTCATATCCATTACCTACTGCTGTTGCAATAGGTTCTTCGCCTCTTTCATTTACATTTATTCCAGCGTAATATATTATAATATGAAATAACTCATGCATCAAGGTATTGAACAAAGTCATTCCTGAAATTCTTTTATCTATTTTTAAATGATGTGTATTTGGGTCAAATTCCCCATAACAACTGTCTAGCAACACATAAGAAACTTTTATCTTTCTGTTTCCATACTTGATAAAAGCCAAACTCATTAAAAGAATACTATTAAAGCTACAATAATTATAACACCAGCAATAGTATATTTCTTATGCTTTTTGCAACAGAAACAAGCCAACCATTCGCTAGGTGTCTTTCCATAAATAATCATTTATGTTCTCCCCTAGTTATTTTTTTCTTGAAAAAATACTTTTC